CAGTCCTGTTGATCTTGACCACGTAACTGTTTGCGTCTTTCTGCAACATGAGCCATGACTCAGGCACACGCCGTAGTGGGCGTTGGTTCTCGGCATACTTCTTACTGCGTGGTGGCTTGCGTGTGTCGTTGTATAGATTGTCAAAGTGTTGGTAGTTATACATCTGCTTTCTCCTTGGTTAAGTTACGTATTGTTAGGTTTGCCTGCTCCATCACAGCATCAATGTCGAGCATCTCTTGCGTTTCAGGGTCGTCGGGGTACAACTCCCTGACAAGGTGCATCAGGTTGTGGATTGTTTCTACTGCTTTTATGTTGTCTTGCGTCATCATTTCCACCTCATTCTTGGGCAGTCAGGCACGCTATGACGCACCGGTCTGCGTTGGCTTGCTGTGTCTAAAATAAAATCTTTCAAACCGATACGCATGCGGTCTATTGCCCTATCCCTCTTGGCATACAGGGCGGTGCGTTGGCGTTTGTTCTGCCTGTGCACTCGCTCTACCTTTTGCAAACTTCTGCGTTTCCACATGCGGTCAATCTTTACGTTTTCCCTCGTTACTTTCATGCGCCTCCCTCGTTATTTAACAAAGCCATTGGTACACGCAACTCACTCAAGGCATGCTCAGCAAAGCGTGGGTCAGGGTCATTCAATACTTCGGGGTAGACTGCAACCCTGAGAACCCCATTCACTATGCTGACGCATACCTCACCATAGCCATCGACAGGCTTTAGGCTTACGCCTTGCGGTGCTTGCGCAACCGACCATTCACTTACTAGTACGTTTTCGTATGGATCGGCATCGCCACCATACCCGTCTTCAATTATCTGCATCTTGATTCCTTAATCAAAAGTAATACGTAGATTCTGCAACTTGTTGCTAACAATCTCGGCTAGCCGTTCCTCGACCATGTCTTTCAACAAGTCCTCGGCAATGTCCTCGACCTTGCTCTCTACCTCGGCGGTGATGTCCACGTGGTCGTCAAGGCTGAACGAGTTGCTGAAGTAATCCTCAACTGAACTTTCTATGCCGTAACTGTGATCCATATCATAAACAAGCGTTTCAACGCCTTCTTCGACCATCTCTTTGAACCATTCAGCCTGTTGTAGCGTGGCGTCCACGCACGCTTGAAGGGATTGGTCTGCGTGGGAATTCCCTTTCTCTGCGTTCTCTTTGATGACCGTTGCAAGAAGTTGCAGTTGTGCCGATATGGCGTTGATGATCTCGTTGATGTCTGGTTTGTGCAGAAGTTCTGCACTAACTTCGGGTTCGGGTATAAAAGGCACGCCTGCCCCTAGTCTGCTCAATGCGTCCATCGCTTCGTCCTCCTCTTTGGTTACGGGTATGCTGTTTAAGTCCTGCATTGTGAATGTGGTCATGCTTACTCTCCTATGGCTTGGTTAAACTGCTCGGTTATGTTTACTTCTACTTCATCACTACTATGCTTACCTCGAAAGGTTAGGTATGCACTACCATCAAATACTTCTAGGCGGTTGTAGTCCCACCCGCCCCATTCTTGGCTTACATTAAGGTCATAGTGGCGGTTGAAAACTACTGAGGTTGCCCCTGCTATACCACCGATAACACCTCGTGCCATCTTGAACGCCAACACGCCCTCGTCTTCTATGGTTACATCAACCCACTCAGGCACCTCGCCATACTCAGCGGAGGCATACATATCCTCGGTGATCTCGATCTCATGAGGGCATTTGGCTTTTAGTTCTGCCCATGCGTTGTTCCACTCCTCAAGCGAGTCATCTGTTGGGGGATCACCTAATAGCCACTCGTTGTCGCCCCTGTGCATATACAGGTATCTTCGTTTGTTTGTCATGGTTTAACTATCTCCCCTGTTTCGTCAAAGCGTTTCCACGCATCACAGGCACAGCACCCCTCTTGGTAGACATCACAGCGTTCGCCCCAAAAGCCAACCATGCCTTCCTCAGCATCATCTGCCTCGCAAGCCTTAGCCCACTCGTGGTCAAGGAATCTATCAAAATTAGGCATAACTACTCTTTCTCTCTTGTTATCACATCAACCACCACAGCCAAGGCATACATCAACAAGATAAACAGCACGCTTGTTAAACCTATGGCTATGAACCAACCGCCCACTTCCATTAAGAACTCGCCCATGCTTACCTCACTTTCTTTGTCAATGGGTTTGTGCTACTTGTTGGGGACAAATGTCCCTGCTTTAACTACATAAAAACAAAATACCTAATTACCTGTGCGAGAAGCATTATCAAAGCCAATACAACCAACACCCAACCATACTTATCGAACCAACTCATCATCGCCCTCCTTCCGTTCTTCTTCAAGCGTTGTTAAAAATTCATCTACGGGGTTGGCAACCCATTGTGGTATCTCGCTTACCTTCTCACGAGTGCCGTCTTCCCACTCCACTTCAATAGTCCACCATGCTATTTTCATTTGGTTCTCCTTGTAATTTCGTTCTCAATACTGCGTATCAGGTATAGGTCTTTTACGCCCACACCACCTAGTTTTAACTCCACAAGCAACTGCCGTAACTTCCTAATACCAACCGCCTTTATGTTTATCACACACTCTCCTTTCTAAAATACATCACTATCTGCACATCAACTTCAATCTTCTCGCCTGCCTTGGCTCTGTCCATCAGGCGTTTCTTAATCTGTATTGCCTGTTCGTAGTTCAGCCTATGCTGTTCTAGCATGGCGTGTTGTGTGGTTTTTGTGCAGGATTTCTGCACAAAGGTTTTATATGCGTAGTATCTGTTCTTATACTTGGCAACCTGTTGCTGTAAGTTATCGTTCAAGGTCTTGACCCATGAGGTCTTACGCTTTTGCCATTCTTCTTTCATCACTCGGCTACGCTTTAATGGGATTGTCCTGTCGATTTCTTTAAGCATGATTTCACCAAGCACCCGCTTGATGTCGCCTGAGTTAATCTTGTTTCGGATTTGTTTTTTAGTCATGGGCTTTCTGCTTTTGGTCATGAGCCAACAAGTTCTGCACCGCACGCTGTCGACCACCAAGCCTTGTTTGATTGATGACCGATGCAGGAGTGCACAACTCTGCCGTTTCGTGAGCCGTCTTTTGAACGCATTAAGCGGTTTTATTTCACCACAATGGGTGCAAGTTTTGGTTTTGCTAGACAATTGTCCACCTTTTATACGCATGGTGGCGGACTACCTGCCACCTTCTACGCCTTATAGTAACACAGTTAAACACAGTTGCAACCTACCTATATACGAAAATTGGAGGACTTTTAGACTAAGTTTTTTTCTCAGTTTGGCAGGTATCCAATTTCTTTATTACTTATTATTAGATAAAGATAATCTATATTTATATATATAGGTAGGTTGCAAAGTGGACATCGCCTTTACGCACAAGGGTTTGCGGGTGGCTACTAGGTGTCCACTAGGGTTTAAAAGGTAGACTATTGTCAAGCACCCTAAAAACCCTAGTTCTCCACAATTTGTTGTGCAGAAGTTCTGCACAACAGTCAAACAGACCACACATCACGCAAGACTTTCTTCTCGGATAGGTAGTCAAACAGGCGTGCCTTCACTTGTGCCATGGATAGGTTGGGGTTACGCTTGTATGCCTTTGCCCAAAACTTACCCGCACTCTCCGCACTAATGAAAATGTAGGCAGGTTGCCCTGTGGTTGTGTCCTCGATAACAGCACCGCCAATGATGGTTGCAGGGCTGTGTTTCTTGATAAATGTTGATGCTTTCATGGTATTACTCCTTCGTTGGTTAGTTGAATTTACTGCGTTGATACTCGGTAACGCTGAACTGCTTAAAGGCTTCGCCCATGGATATGGGCTTGGGTGCTTCTACTGCTTTGGGTTTCTGTGCAATAGCCTGCACAGTCTTTACTGACTTGAGTAATGCACAATGCTCTTTGGTTAGCATGATTAGCCCTTTCTTAAAACGTTTTCGAGAACAACTGCCTTGTGGTATATGTGGTCTTTCATAGCACCACCGCTTGCCACAAACTCCTCGCAACTATGGCTTTCGTTCTCCATCAGGTAAGACACAACGGCAATCAAGGCTTGATGCTCGTCATGGGTTAGGGTTAAAACAGGTGTTGCTAGGTCTTTCATTGCTGACATGGTGATACTCCTTTAGTGGTTTAATGCAATAGGTTTGACAGAAAACAGAACCGCCTTGCGACCTCGCCCGCTTGGCTTGCCCTGTAATTTCTGTCAAATTTGTTGTGCAGAACTTCTGCACAATTACTTCGCACGAGCCTTAGCCTTCTTGTCCTGTGTATACAGCACATCAAAGCGGGCTTGAACTTTCTTCGGTAGTGCATACAACTTCTTGAGCAACTCCTCAGCCTCATCTACCTGTTTGGCAACAGGTTGCGGAGAACCTTTCTTGACTTTCGGAACAATCTTGATTGGGAAGTAATACTGCAACATAGTGCGAGCCTGATTCTCTGCATCAGAGCCATGTGCATCAAAGCCGAGATAGCCCTTGTATGCACCTTTCTCCAATCGTTTGGGCTTGACCCCTTTGAGCCTACCAATCAACTCGGCAACCTTGTCCCTCATCTCAATCTGTTGCTCAGTAGTAGCCTGATTGTAGACAGGCACAACGGCTTGCAGAGCCTTGCGTAACTCGTAGCCCTGTTTGATGAACCCTTCTAACTTTGTGCAGAAGTTCTGCACAACGGCTTGCTGTTTAACTAACATAATCAACTCCAATAAAAAAGCCGAGCAAGGTGGCTCGGCATCACATCAAGTAATTTGCTTACCTGACAACTCTAGTATACCACAACCTGTTGTGGAGAACTCCATTATGCTGTTTGCCAAACCCCACCCGATACCCACCAACCCGTTTGACAGGCGTGACGACGACGGTACAGCAACACTGTTCGTTAACCGCAAAATAAAAAACTGTCAAATTTTGTAAAAAAATAGGGGGGTTATGTCAAATCTTAGACATTGGGTAGGTGGGGGCAGTGACACTAAGTATGTGAAGCTAAAACGCCACCACCCCCTGCTCACGTGAAGAGCAAAGTCAGTATACAGAAAAAAGCCCCCGGCAAGGAGTCCGGGGGCGCAAGGTGAGTGTGAACCCACGAAAGGAACCGCAGCCCAAACGAAGGAAAAGACTGCGGCAAGAACAGTATACCTAAAAAACTTTACACACTAAATAAAAACCGGTTACACTCCGTGTAACCGTGTCAGCAGTACCCCGTGTTTTCCCACGCAACCAAAGGAGATTAGACACACGATGTTTTTGGAGCACCTGGTAACAGCAAAGGCAGCAGACTTCATCCCCGACATTTTGTCAGGCGACTCCGACTTTGCCCCTTTAGACGAAGCAACTCCAGCGCAGACCCTCTCCGCACAGCACAAAACCAGCCAGTGGCTAAAGAGTCTTACCGAAGAAGACGACGAGATACTGACTGAAGCCCAAGAAGAAAAAACCACAGACGCATTTAACGCCCTAGTCACCGCCGACCCCAAGGCAAAACAAAAACTATTAACCCTTGATCTACCAGAAGAGATAAAGTCAGCCGTTGGGATGGTGACAGCCTACCAGTGGAAGTTTATCGAGCAGGCAGAAGAGCTACGCAGTATGAGCGTGGCAAAAATAGTTAAAGAAACCGACCACCCCGACGCCAAGGTACGCTTAAAAGCACTAGAGTTGCTGGGCAAGGTCACGGAAGTGGCGCTGTTTACAGACAGAGTTACTATTAAAAACGAAGAAATATCAGACGAAGAGCTAGATGCTCGCATCAAAGAGAAACTGGGGCGCTATATGGGCGTCGTTGACATCGTCGATGTCGAGGAAAAAGAATGAACTACGAGTTCATGACCCCAGAAGAGGCGCTTGCAGCGCAAAAAGCGCTCAAGCACATGAACAAATACGAGAAACTTGTCTTTTTAGACGAGTTAACGCAAAAAGAACATAGGCATCGGCTCAAAATGGCAAAAAAGAGCCCGATAGCGTTTGCAAAACGTGTATATCCGGGGTTCAAAGTGGGACCCCATCACAAAAAACTAGCCAAAATATTCCAAGACGTCGTAGACGGTAAAAAGAAACGGGTGATTATTAATATTGCCCCCCGTATGGGTAAGTCGGAGTTCTCCAGCTACCTGTTCCCAGCGTACTTTTTGGGTAACTACCCGGAAAAGAAAATCATCATGGGTACCCATACCGCGTCTCTCTCGGAAGACTTTGGTCGACGAGTAAGGAACTTAATTGAATCCGAAGAATATCAAGAAGTCTTCCCAAACACCGTGGTGGCAGACGACCAGAAAGCGGCAGGGAAATGGTCTACTGGCGCTGGTGGTCAGTATTACGCTGCTGGTGTCGGCGGGGCTTTGGCAGGTCGCGGTGCTGACCTATTTGTTATTGACGACCCACATTCTGAACAAGATATGAAGGCAAACAGCCGCTTGGCGTTTGACAATGCGTGGTCTTGGTTTCAAACCGGACCGCTACAGCGTCTCATGCCAGGTGGTGCGATTATCGTCATTATGACAAGGTGGTCGTTGTTGGATCTGACAGGGCGCTTAATTGACTACCAGATTAAAAATCCAGAAACCATACCTTGGGAAATCGTACAGTTGCCAGCCATCATGGATGAGGGCACGGAAAAAGAGAAATCGCTTTGGCCTGCACAGTGGAACCTAGAGGCGTTAAAAAATACTAAGGCGTCGATTGACCCACGGTTTTGGAATGCGCAGTATATGCAAAACCCCACTAGTGACATGAGTGCACTAGTAAGCCGAAAAGACTGGCGGATCTGGGAAGCAGAAGACCCACCCACATGTGATTACGTGATTCAGTCTTGGGATACAGCACACGAGGTAAAGACATCTAGCGACTACAGCGCTTGTACTACTTGGGGCGTTTGGTACAACAACGAGGACAAGAACAGCCCAAACCTGATACTCCTCGATGCGTTTAAAGAGCGTATGACCTTCCCGGAATTAAAAGCGACGGCACTCAAGCATTACAAAGAGTGGAACCCAGATGCGTTTATCGTGGAAAAAAAAGCAGCGGGTAGCCCGTTAATTCAAGAACTACGTCGCATTGGCATACCAGTACAAGAGTTCAGCCCATCACGGGGTAACGATAAAATGGTGCGTTTGAATGCGGTTGCTGATTTGTTCACGAGTGGCAAAGTGTGGGCGCCAGATACACGCTGGGCACGTGAAGTAATCGAAGAAGTTGCATCGTTTCCAGTTGGCGAACATGACGATTACGTGGATACTACAACCCAAGCGCTTTTGCGTTATCGGCAAGGTGGGTTTATTAGCCTTGAGACAGACGAGAGAGACGACGATCTTTTATATAAATACCGCAGAAAAGCGGCGTACTACTAGGGAAACTAATGGCAACGCAAAAGTTTATGGGCAAAGGCGTTTTGTTAGAACGGTTAACAGAGCAGATGCGTACGCAAAAAAGCCCACCTAAAGATCCAGAAGCTACCGCACGTGCTGTATTGATGGGGCGCGGTATGATAGATGACAAAGGCAATTACACCAAAAAAGGTGAAGAAAGAAACAGCATGACGGCAGAAGAGCGGGCTAAAGACCGAGCTTCAAAACGTACTGGCAAGCCAGTAAGCGCTTTCGGCTACAACCCAAAAACAAACATGGCTTTAAGGAAAAAATCATGAGCATTGAAAAAAGTTTATACGCAGCCCCAGAGGGACTTGCCGGACTAGATCAAGAACCCGATATTGAGATTGAGATCGAGGACCCAGAATCAGTAAAACTAAGCATTGAAGGACAAGAAATCCTTGAAATGCGCCAAGGTGATGGCGAGGGTGACTTTAATGAAAACTTAGCGGATGTGTTAGATGAGGGAACTATTCAGTCTTTAGCAGGCGATTTAGCTGAGGATATTAGTAACGACCTAGCCTCCCGCAAAGACTGGGAGCAGATGTATAAGGACGGTATTACGCTACTGGGCTTAAAGTTTGAGGAAAGAACAGAGCCATGGGACGGCGCATGTGGCGTGTTCCATCCAATGATTACAGAAGCGGTGGTGCGGTTTCAGTCAGATACCATCATGGAGACTTTTCCGGCAAGGGGCCCTGTACGTACACAGATAGTTGGTAAAGAAACGCCAGAGAAGAAAGAAGCGGCGACTCGTGTTGAAGAGGATATGAACTACCAGCTCACGGAAAAAATGCCTGAGTACCGCCCTGAGCACGAGAAGATGTTGTGGAACCTGCCAAGCGCTGGTTCTGCGTTTAAGAAGGTGTACTACGACCCAAGCCTAGAGCGCCAAGTATCCATATTTATCCCAGCAGAAGATGTGATCCTGCCATACGGCGTCTCCGAAATTAACACCTGCCACCGCATTACTCACGTAATGCGCAAGAATAAGAACGACCTGTTAAAGCTCATGAATGCAGGGTTTTATCGAGACGTTGAGCTAGGAGAGCCTAGCCGGTTTACAAGCGATATTCAAGAACGCAAGGACAAAGAGACTGGGTTCTCGGCATCCTACGACGACCGCTTTGAGATTTATGAGTCGCACGTTGACTTGGATATTCCGGGATACGAGGACAAAGATAAAGACGGCGAGCCAACAGGTATTGCCCTGCCATACGTTGTAACGATGATTCGTGGCACGGACGAGGTCTTGGCGATCCGCCGTAATTGGAAAGAAGAAGATCCACTGAAGTTAAAGCGTCATCACTTCGTGCACTACCAGTACATCCCTGGATATGGGGCGTATGGCTTTGGTTTGTTCCACCTGATCGGTGGTTATGCGAAGTCAGCAACATCCATAATGAGGCAGCTCGTAGATGCAGGTACGCTATCAAACCTGCCTGGTGGGTTAAAAGCCAGAGGTTTACGCATCAAGGGGGA